TAAAGTTTTAAAACAACTAGATAGTATTAAGTCTAACTTTGTAAAAACTAATTAATATGGCAGATCCAACATTAATAGATCCATACAAATCATCAAAATATACATTTCCTTTTAACTCTGCTAGACCAACAGATGAAAGAAAAAAAAACATAAAAGGATACACATATGATTTAATTCTTCCTGAATTAGGAGATAAATTTTCTTTTTTAAATGGCTATTATGAATTAAGGTTAAATGAAGAAAAATATTCTTTTTTATATGATTCTCAAAATAAGTGGACTGGGTATACTATACTTTTTGAAATAAGGGATAAAAATAATACTGTAATAATTCCAAAAAAACCAACTGGTTTAATTTTTTTAAATGGGGTATATTCAATTAAACTACCCAAAAACCAAAAAGGTAAGTTTGGGTATATTTTTACTTTAATAGATAATACATACCCAAAATATCTATTTGAACCTACAACAAATCCTACAGTCACAGCAACAGTAATAGATTCAAAAACTGGTAAACCAATTAAAGCAACAGTTAATTAATTATGGGAACTGAAAACGTATTTATTCCATTAACATCATCTTTAAATGAAGGTAATAATTTACCTTCTATTACTATATCTGCTCCTGGGTATGAATCTGTAGAAAAGACCCCATATAAAGGGGATGGTACTGTAAAAGAAAATTTAGGGATAATTAAATTAACACCTACTCAAGATGCTTTAGAATTAGATAAAATAGAATCATCTCAACTATCTATAGATCAAATAAAAGAACTTAATAAGGAAGGAAAAACACCCGAATATTTTGCTCAAAAGAAACTTACTGATTTGGTCATAAATTTAAAACAAACCGCTATACCTTTATCTTTAACATTAATATCATCTTTTGGTATTACTAAAGTATCACAATTAGTATCTAAAGGAAAAACTAAAATCCCTGATTTACCTAATATCACATGTCCAACCCCTGATGAATTATCTAGGTTAATTAGTCGTAAAAATAAACTAGTAAAACAAATTAATAAATCTTATCAAATAATAGACTCAACTACTAAAGCTTTAGGAATAACCCAAGGAGTAATAACTTCACTACAAATTGCAATTACAGCAGGTTTAGCAGTTCCTGTTCCTGTTCCTGCTAGTGTTCCTATAGCTTTACAAAAAATTAGTAATTTATTAGAAAGATTAAGTATAGCTAATGCTGGAATATTAGCAGTACTTATTTTAACTAGACAAGTTTTAACTCAATTAATTCAATATTTAAATTTGCTAGATAATCTCATTCAACATTGTTCCCCAGATGCTATCCAAGAACCACTCTCAGTTGAATTAACAGCTTTAACTTTACAACAAACACAACAAGAATCGCCTATTGTTATAAATGTAAATGGGTTTGAAATGGGTGTTGAAACTGAACCTACAACTAATTCTTTAAAACGTAGAAGAGCTATAGCTAGAAATAAACAAGGTGTAGTAATGTTAAAAGGAGAATGGTCATTTTCATCAATTGATCAGATATTAATAGATGAACTAGTATTTTATATACAACAAAACGATTTAAAAGCAGAATAACCTTATATTTATAATCATATGAAAACCGACGGATTAAAAAAATTAATTAAAGAAGCAGTACGAGAAGCAATTCAAGAAGAATTGAAAGATATTCTTTTAGAAGCAGTTCGTTCACCGAAAACAGTTGTTAGAGAATCATATGCTCCAACAACAAACCCAATTCAACCTACCCAACCTACGTTTACTCCACCAACAATGGATATAAGACAAAAATATAAAGATGTATTAGGAGAAACAGCTTTAAGTTTTACATCAAATGATGTCCAACAGTCATTTAGACCTCAAGTATCTGATCCTATAAATGGTAATTTAGGTAATGGTGAAGTGGGGATGGACCAAATTATGAGTTTATTAAATACTAAATAATGCCTTTTAACCCCCAACAAATAAATCCTGTTGATTTGAATCCTAATGTTGCTGTTGGGGTAAACTTACCATTAAATGGTCCTGCTGTTTTTATATCTAATTTTACTACTAAAGATGCTATAAAAAATAATTTAATTAATTTTTTTCTTACTGAACCTGGAGAAAGACCTTTAAATCCAAACTTTGGGGGGGGATTGCGTGCTTTTATATTTGAACAAATAGCTGAAGATAATTTATATAGAATAGAAAATAGAATTGAAACCCAACTAAAAACATTTTTTCCAGGTATTAATATAACATCATTAAATATATTACGTGATGATGATACTAATACATTAACTGTTCAATTAAAATACACAGTGCAAAATACTAATATAACAGACAATTTAGAACTAGAATTATAAAATGGCTACTACTAATAGAGATATAAAATATTTAAATCGTGACTTTTCTGATTTAAGACAACGATTAATAGAATATTCTAAAACTTATTTTCCTAACACATACACAGATTTTTCCCCTTCATCTCCTGGTATGATGTTTATGGAACAAGCCGCATACGTTGGGGATATTTTAAGTTTTTATCTTGATAATCAATTTCAAGAAACATTTTTACAATATGCTCAACAAACAAATAATATATATGATTTAGCATATATGTTTGGCTATAAACCAAAAAATTCTGTTGCTTCTCAAACTACTATAGATTTTTATCAACAAGTTCCATCCAAAGTTGTAGGAGGAATAACGGTTCCTGATTATGATTATGCTGTAGTTTTAGGAGAAAATGTTATAGTATCTTCCCAAGATGGAACTAATTTTTTATGTGAAGATAAAATAGATTTTTCTCTTTCAAGCTCCCAAGACCCAACCGAAGTTTCAGTATATCAAATAGCAGGAAGCACTCCTCAATATTATCTTTTAAAAAAATCTAGAAACTCAATTTCAGCTACACTAAACACAGAAACATTTGCCTTTACAGACCCTATTCCATTTACTACAATAAACATCAGTGCTAATAATTTTTTAAAAATATTAGATATTACTGATTCTGATGGAAATGTATGGTATGAAGTAGATCATTTAGGTCAAGAAATGGTTTTAGATAGTATTAAAAATACTAATATAAATGACCCTAATAGTAATAATACTACACCATATCTTTTAAAACTTAAAAAAGTTCAACGACGATTTGCTACCCGTATAACATCTTTAAATAATATTCAAATCCAATTTGGTGTAGGTTCTCCAAACACGATAGATGAAGAAATTACTCCAAATGCTAATAATGTAGGTATTGGTTTACCATTTAAAAAAGATAAATTAACATCTGCTTATTCACCTGTAAATTTTCTTTACACAGGAACATATGGTATAGCACCTTCTAACACTACTTTAACTGTAAGATATTTAACAGGGGGGGGACTTAATTCAAATATTTCTTCTAATACATTAAATAGTATTAATAATAGTTTTATTAATTTTACCCAAACCAATTTAAACCCAGTTACTGCTAACTATATTTTTTCTTCTGTAACAGTTACTAATCCTGAAGCAGCATCTGGAGGGAAGGGAGGAGATACTCCTGAAGAAATCAGACAAAATTCATTAGCCTTAGTAGCTTCCCAAAAACGTTCAGTAACAGCTGATGATTATTTAATTAGAGCTTTAAGTATGCCTTCTGACTATGGAACTATTTCTAAAGCATATATTGAACAACCTAAACTAACAGATAATCAAGTTTCAACAATTGAAACTTTAAATCTATATGTTCTTTCCCAAAATTCTACAGGTAAATTAGATTATGCTACTAACACATTAAAAAATAATCTAAGAACTTACTTATCCCAATACAGAATGATTGGTGATAATATAGAAATAAGAGATGCCTTTATAATCAATATAGGAGTAAATTTTGAAATCATAGTACTTCCAGAATATAATAACAATGAAGTTTTATTAAATTGTATAAATTCATTAAAATTATATTTTAACACAGACAATTGGCAATTAAATCAACCTATATTTTTAAAAGATTTATATGTTCTTTTAAGCAAAATTAAAGGAGTACAGACCGTAAAAAACATTTCTATTGTAAATAAAGCAGGTTCAACCCAAGGATATTCTCAATATGCATATGATATAACAGCTGCTACTCAAAACCAAGTAATATATCCTTCATTAGATCCTAGTATTTTTGAAATAAGATATCCTGATACTGATATAAAAGGTAGAGTAGTTCCTTTATAATTGCATATTTATAATAAAATATTATAAATGGCTGTTTATAAAATTTTCCCTACAAAGGATACTACTTTATATTCTAATTACCCCCTAATGAACACTGGTTTAGATGCTATTTGTGAAACTACAAATACTCTGAATTTAGATGGTAACCCTGGTGCTTCAAGATTTTTAACTCAATTTGATACTGAGGAAATACAAGATATTATAAATAATAAAATATCTGGTGATTCATATAAAGTATATTTTAAAAGTTTTATAGCCACCGCTGAGGGAATAAATGCTGACACTTCTATTGAAGTATTAACTTTAGCTCAACAATGGAATAACGGGACAGGATATTATTTAGATTCCCCCCAAACTACAGATGGTGCTTCTTGGTATTACCCTTTACTTTCAGGTTCAGGTTATTGGCTGGGAAGTGGTTCAAATAGTGGATATTATTTTACAAGTTCATTTAATTCCAATTACATAAGCATTGGAGGAGGTAACTGGTATACAGGATCTAATTTTAAAGTTACTGAATCATTTGGTTTACGTACTGTAAAAGATATTGAATTAGATGTAAGTAATATAGTAAATGCTTGGTATAGTTCTTCTATTCCAAATTATGGATTTATAGTTAAATTAACTGGATCTCAAGAATTTAATTCCGATAAAGATATTCAACCTATATTAAAATATTACAGTGTTGATACTAATACAATTTATCCCCCACAACTAGAATTTAGATGGAGAGATTATTCCTCAATTATCACAGGATCATCCCCAGTAGTTACTACTACAAATTTAAAAATGTCTTTAGCTGAAAATCCTGGGACATTTACCCCAGAAAGTGTTAATAGATTTTACATAAATGTAAGCCCTTTATATCCTGCTAGAGTATATCAAACATCTTCATTATTTACTAATTTAAATTATTTACCAACTTCTTCATACTATGCTGTAAAAGACTTGGCTACTAATGAATTTGTTATTAATTTCGATGATCAATATACTCAAATTAGTTCTGATTCAATTGGTAATTATTTTGATATTTACATGAGTGGATTAGAACCTGAAAGGTATTACAAGATATTAATTAAAACAATAATTAATAATTCTACTTTAATATTTGATGATAATTATTATTTTAAAGTTATTAACTAATGGCTGAAAATATTTCATTTAATAAACAAGTATATAATAAATTACAATATGAGAAGGTAATTAATACCTCTTTTACTCAATTAGGAGTTCAACCTATAAATGAACAAATTGAAAATCAACCAACAGTAAATGATTTTTTTAACATGTATAATGAAATGTTTTATGATATACCGGAATTAGGAGTTGTTAATTCACATGAGTATTTAATTAAACAAAGTAGTGAATATATAGGTTTTGAAGCAAATCAAGAAGAAATAGAAGCACTTCAGGCTGAAATAGCTCAATTAAGAACAGAATTGCTTGATGCTCAAAAACAAATAATAGAATTACAAACAGGAACCCCCTTAGCTAATCCACAATAATGGCAGTAACAGTTACTCAAATAAATGCTTTAGATTTCATATCTCAAACATATGAAACTCGAGAAACTAATTTGATATCTTCATTTGATGTAAATAATAATTTTTCTTCTCAAAGTTATATTGAATTTTTTGTATATTCTCTTGATAAAGATATTCTTTATACAGATTTTAACTTTGTAGATTACACTATATTGAATGATGGTCAATCATCATTAAGTAATGAGTTTTCTTCTATTTATGTAGAACCATCACAATCGTTAATAGATGCTGGTTTTGATATTGGAGAATATAATACTTATTATAATTTTTTAAATAAAAAAGTAGGATCTAATCTTGAACAACTTTATATATCTGAAATATCAAATGATAGAACAGAAATTAGATTAGATAGCAATACATTAGATGAACTTTCATTAATTGAACAAACAAATAAATTTATTCAAGAAAGACAAGAAAGTGATTATTTTGTAGATTTTTATTTAAATTTTGGAAACAATAATTTAATTATTGCTAATAATATAGCTCTTGATCTCCAAGATACTACCAACTCTACAATCCTTATTAAATTATACGAACCACTTCCAGATGAATTCGATATTAATTCTACTTTATGGATTGTTACTTCATTTGAAGATTCTATAGCATATCAGATAGCATTTGAGGATGAAATTTTTGTTCCTAATGATACTACATCTATTCAAGGACCTAATTTTAATTTAGATTTAAAAGATCAAGTTAATAATTCAACTATAGAACTTTCATATACTGATTTAGTAACTACATCTTTAACTAGTTCCCAACAACAACTAAATAGTTTACTTGAAGAAAAAGAAATAGATATAAATGTAGATTACACCAACTTTTCAGAATTTACCCATTTTAGTTCAGTTCAAACTAGATTAGAAAATTTTTACTCTAAAATCCAATTAATTGAACAATATTCATCTTCAATAGCTCTATTAAATAATACAATTAATTCTGACATAAGTGGAAGTGTTGTATATTACCAATCTAAAATAGATAATATTATAACTAATTTTGATGGTTATGATTATTTTCTATATTATGAAAGTAGTTCATATGCTTGGCCTAAAACCAACACAGAAAAACCATATGAATTAGCAAAATCAACCACACCACAAGTTTTATCATGGATAGGAAGTACTAATGAATATAACCCATATTATGGAGGTTTACTTCTTTCAGCTTCTGTTTATGATAACGATAATCCAAATAATCTTTATTATTCTATACCTGAATATTTAAGAGATGATCCAAACAATGCTCAATATGAGTTATTTGTAAATATGGTAGGACAATTTTACGATAATATTTGGATATATTATAAGGATGTTACTGAAAAATATAATGCGGATAACCGTTTAGAATATGGTGTATCTAAAGATATAGTTGCAGATGCTATTCGTGATTTTGGGATTAAATTATATCAAAATAATTTTTCCAATGATGATTTGTATACTGCATTTTTAGGTTTAACTCCTGAAGGGGGTTTATTCCCTTTCCCAAATATAACAGGATCCTTACCTACACCCTCTGGATTTGAATATATTGATCAATTTATTTCAGCATCTAATGACTATATGCCGTTAGATGATGTAAATAAATCGTTATACAAACGTATTTACCATAATTTACCATACCTACTTAAATCAAAAGGTACTTTACCTGGTTTGCGCGCTTTAATTACCTCATATGGTATTCCTGATACTATATTAAGAATTAATGAATATGGAGGTAAAGATAAAGTAGATTCAAATGATTGGGATTATTGGCAAAATGAATTCAATTACGCTTTTTATACTACGGGAAGTAATTATATTACTACTCCATGGGAACTTACCTCAGACTGGAACTCCCCAGATAATGTTCCTTCAACATTAACCTTTAGATTTAAAACTAATGGATTACCTCAAACAAATATTCCATACTCTCAAAGTTTATGGTATCTTAATGATGTTGGTAGTTCCCCAACAAATCTTCTTTTAACTTATACTGGATCAGGATATACTAGTGGTTCTTATAGTGGATCTATAATAGACCCATATTACCAATATGCTACTCTAACTTTTATCCCGGATTATATTAATTACCCCAACTCATCAGCTAGTATATATCTCCCATTTTTTGATGAGGGGTGGTGGTCTGTTATGATAACTAGAAACGGAGATGATTTTGGGCTATCTGCAGGAAATAAAATATATGAAGGTGGAGATAACGGAACTTTACTAGGATTTTTTAGTACTGCCTCAATAACAGAAGACTCAACTTTAGCTTGGGCTTTACCCACTAATGGTTCTGTTTTTGGTAGAGGAAATAATACCCTTACCCAATATAAAGCATTTTCAGGCTCCTATCAAGAAATTAGATATTATGCTAATCCTATAAGTGAAAGTGTATTTAAGGACTATATTATGAATCCTTATTCAATTGAAGGAAATTCATTAAATAGCGGACCAAATGAACTCTTATTTAGAGCATCTTTAGGAGGTGAACTTTATACTGGTTCTACTTCAATTCATCCTAAAATAACAGGATCTTGGATCCCAACTCAATCATTTGTTTCTGATAGTAATTTTACTTTTTTTTATCCTCCAGTTTTTACTCCAAATGAAGAATATTTCTTTTACGATCAACCAATAGCAGGTATTAGAAATGCTATTTCGGATAAAATTAGAATAGAAAATAATGTATTACCTGAAGGAGATACTTTATCACCATTTATGTCATTATCTCAAATGGCAAATATATCTCAAAGCTATACTCAAAATATAAATTACTTAGAGGTAGCATTTTCACCACAAAATGAGATAAATGAAGATATAATGGATCAAATTGGTTCATTTAATATAGGGGAATTTATTGGTGATCCAAGATTAAGATCATCTTCTGCAACTACATATCCTGCATTGGATCAATTAAGAAACGAATATTTTGAAAAATATACTTCAAATTACAATTTAACAGATTTTATACGTTTAATTAAATTCTTTGATAATTCATTATTTAAAATGATTAGAGATTTTGTACCTGCACGTACAAGTCTTGCCTCTGGAATCGTAATTAAGCAACATTTACTTGAAAGAAATAAATATCCTCAACCTCAAATAGAATGGGAAGATTTAGATATTTCAGGCACTTTAAAACCAACTTGGAACAATTATGAACCAGGTACTGTAGAAAATTTTAGTGGTGGAACAGGGGGTGTATTTGATACATTTAACTCTATTTTAAATACATCTCAAAGTTGGTATGAAACCATACAAACCCCTTCAGGTTCAGTACTTGTATTGCACGATAATCAAGATGAGTTTTACAACGGTGAATTTAGTGGATCTAATATAATAGTATCAAATGGAATATTAAATGAGGCTTATCCAATAAGTAATCAAGAATTTGAATATAAACAAGTTCATTATTATGGAACTTCAAGTGTTGAAACTTCTATATTTGAAAGTAATTTTTTAAACAATATTACTTCACCACAAGATGGAGAAATATTGTTTTTTTATGAAAATACATTCTTTTTAGGATCATTAAACCCAAATATATTTTCAACAAAATATTTAAAAATATCTAAAATTGATTGCAACGGAAATGATAATACAATTGCTTTAGGAGATATAAATAAAGTTTTAATATATATTCCTTTCTACAATTTATATATTCCATACAATTTAACAGTTTTAAATGAACAACCTAATTATTATTTATATCAATTAAGTCAAACCCAATTATATAGTCCTTCTCAATGGCCTAATCAAGTATTTGACTATACTGTTTCCGCCTCAAAAGGAACTACTAAAAATATAAATGACCCTTCAATCTTAAACCCATTCCAAGACAGAATTAATTTATGGACTTCAGTAACAGGAAATGCATCCCATTATGGAACTCCGTATTTTAATTCAACATTTGGTTACTTTACCCTAGAAAATACTCCAAATACTCCATTAGCTTTTTCAGCATCTATTACTACTTCAGGTTCATCTACTACTAATGGATCAGGTACTTTAGCTCTTAGATTATACAGAAATGGTAATTTTTCTACTATAAATCAAATTTCTGGGATTAATTTAACAACAGTAACAACAACTACTTTTACATCTTCATTAGTATATCCTTTACAAAATGATATTTATTTTCTTGCTCTTACTAGAAATGTTACTGGAGGTTCTACCCCTGTTTTAAAATCAGGTAGTTTATTAATTACTCAAAGTAGAGCAGTAAGTGCCTCAAGTTGTGAACCTACAATTTTAGAACCATACATTACAACCCCAAATTTCTACAATAGTGATGAAAATGCATTATTAAATAATGCTTTTGAATTAAGAGACAGTTCCTATTATATGGACGTTGATTATTCAGCAGGGTTAACAGAGCCAGTTAATTTTGGTTATATTATAAGTGGAAGTGCAACTAGAGCAAAAGTACAAGATTCAAATTATACTTCAAAACGTGTAACTATACCTAGATATGAAGGTTCAAAATCAACTTCTCAAAAACTAAATAAGTGGACGGAAGGTGATAGTGGTACTTTTGGTAAACTTCCAACTGTTGAAAATTTAAAATCATATGTTGCTTATGGTTACATGGATGGAAGTTATGCCCCTGAAAAAATGAATGCTTCTGCATTTACAATTAAGTATTTAATTGATCAAGATGGAAATATTTCTACACCTAATATTTCAAATATTTCTTTACCTACTGTCCAACAAAACTTCCCATCAGGAGACAGATTTAGATATTCTTCTATTCTAGGCCAATCAGGAAATCAAGGTGGAGTAGAAAACCAATTTAGAAATATAATTAGAGGAGGATATAGAATTGAGCCCATTCTTTATACTCAATCAGGAAGTGCTCCAAATGCACAATGGAATACAACAATGAGTTTTGAAGATATTGTTCCTTCTGATACAGGAAATGTTGGAAATTATACTGCTTTATTTGGTAAAAATACTATAGATAATGTATCTACTCCAAACACAGTAACATTAGTTCAATTTAATACTAGCACATATGGTGGCTCTTATTTAAGCTCTAATGGGTATCAAGTTCCATTAAATGCTGTAATAGATGGAGTTAATTTAACATTTAATGTTGAACTAACAGTATTAGGAACAGAAAATGTTGCTGGAATAGATGTTCCTCTAAATGGTTATGATGCTGAAATTTTACTTTACAAAAATTCCACTTTAATAGCCAGTACCCTTAGCCAAGTTCCCCCAGATGGTAAAATATATTTTGAACATACTGTAAATAACCCTGAATTACAAGTAAATGATTTATATAGAATATATGCTAAATATTATAACTCTATAATCCAGAATCCATACCAAAATGGGGCTCCTTACCAAACTAATCTTACTAATTTTGAAATTTATCCTGGATCAAAATTTAAAGTTTTACAATACCCATCCTACACACTCCCAGTAACATCTTCAGGGGCTAATACAATTTGGGGTTATCCTAACTCAGGAAGTTATCCATATGTTATAACTTCTTCAAACCAAACATTAGTTGAACTCTATAATTCAAATGTTAAACAATCTGATATTACAGGATCAGGATTTAATCCCATAGCGTTACCGTGGTCAATTCAATATGGAGATGAATTTAGATTTGAAGGAAGAGAAGATTTTACATATGTTGTAGGAAAAATATTTTCCCCTGCTGACAGCGGTTCAGGACGTATATTTCAAACAGGATCCATTGAAGTCCATTTCGATAAAAATCTTCCAATAAGTGCTAGTACCTCAGTATTTAATTTAGATCATTTTTTAATTAGAAGGTATGTAGAAGATTCTTCTCAAATAATATTTGAAGGGTTTAGGCCTACAAATGGTGCCTCTCCAAATTCATTTATTCTTACCCCAGAGTATGTAATTCCAAAATTAGATAAAAATACTGATGAATATGTTAAACTTCTTACTGAAAAGGGGTTGATTGGGTAAGTATTTATTAATATAATATATTTATAATAAAAAACAATGGGATATTTAAATAATCAAGTTGTCACAGTTGACGCTATATTAACAACAAAAGGAAGAGAACTCTTAGCTAGAAATGATGGTTCTTTTCGAATTACACAATTTGCTTTAGCAGATGATGAAATAGATTATACTTTGTATAATCCAACCCATCCTTCTGGTTCTGCATTTTATGGTGAAGCTATTCAAAACATGCCATTGTTAGAAGCGTTTCCAACAGAAACACAAATTATGAAATACAAATTAGCTACTTTACCTCGTGGAACAGCTAAATTACCTGTACTTGATTTAGGATATTCTGGAATTACATTACAACAAGGAGCTTCTCTTTCTATAACACCTCAAACATTAAATTATCTAGGCAATACTCAAGCATTTGAAACTAGTGGATATTCAGCAACTATTTCAGATGTTCGTTTAATGTCAACATTTAATGGTATTGGAATTAATACTACTGCTGCTACAACTGCTAATGCAACTACTACATTAGGAACTAATGTTTCTACAACAGTAATAGGTTCTCAATTTAACTTGAGAGCAACAACTGTTAATACTTTATTTGGTTCAAATACTCAGCTTTCTGCTACATTAACTGTAGTAGGTTTAGATAGTGGAGCTAGATTAACTATTCCAATTACAATAAATAAAGTTCAATAATAAAAATTAATATATAATGTCATTTAAAAGATTTGATCCTGAAGATTTTGTAGTAAGTAGTGATTCAATTACCTCTACTTTATGGTCAACTGGAACCCCTACTTTAACTTCCTTTTTTACTTCATCTGTTCAAGTTGCAAGTTCAGCAGGAAACTATTACTTAAGTATATATAATACTTCTTCTGTTGATCAAGAAGTTCAATTTGATATAGTATATGCTGATTCTGTAGGAAGTGGAAGTGAATTATATAATCCAATTGTTCCTGGTAATTCATATACTAAAACAATGTATGGACAATATCGTTCAATGATTTTAGAAGATGAAAATGCTAGTTTTACTTTTGGAAAAGGTAATAATGTTTTAACAGGAACTAATTTTTGGGTAATATCTATTGAAAGAGCAAGATATAAACAATCACTCTTCCCAGGATCATTAAATATTTCTCTTTCTGGCTCTGGTGGAAAAATTACCTTAACAGATGATTCCCAAGACAACCCAGTAAATACATTTATAGGTTCATCTCGTGTTTATCAATTGATTTCAGGATCTAATGGCACAGCAGGATCTTTAGCTAATAGTGGGTATGTAGCTGGATCAGGTTCATATGGTCTAGTATTCCCAGATTTAGGAACAATCATTTTAAATCCTTCAGCAATATCACAATCAATCAAAGTTTCACCTAGCCGTTCAAGCAATTCAGATGGTTTAAATAATCAAACTTTATATAATGCTATTAGTTTAGGAGCTTCATTTGCATTAAACTCAGAGGAAACTATTACATCTGATTATGTATTTGTTAGAGCAAGAAATAGTGAATTTAACTACTCAGAAAACCCATCATTTATATCAGGATCTACAGGTGAGGTAATTTACGATAATTTTATAAACGCTCCTCAAGTTTATGTTACAACTGTGGGAATGTATAATGATTCAAATGAACTTTTAGCAGTTGCTAAAATGTCAAGACCATTATTAAAAGATTTTACAAAAGAAGCTCTAGTTAGAGTAAAACTTGATTTTTAAGAATGAATGAGCATCTTCAAACCATTCATAACTTCTGACGTTATTGTCTCACCTTTTGAGGTAAATAAATCTTTTACCTTTAAAGGAACTTTTGAATTAACTGCTTCAAATGCTGGTATTGATAGATATATTGGGCAAAATATAATCTCACCATTTTGGGTATCTGGTTCAAACCCAACAGGTCAAATTTATACTCAAGATAAATCCCTAGTATACCACTCAGTTAAAGAACTTTATTATTCAAATTATTTAACTAACCCCTCAGGATCTTTAGTTGGTACTGCTTCTTTTAACACAGATGGTACTATTACAGGACCTGCATATACTCCAAATTACTATAATTATCTTTCAACTACTTTACCAACTTATAGATATATTCCTACAGGATCAGGGGATATAATAGGAGTAATATCTATTCCTTCAAATTTATTTGGAGAATACTTAAAACCTACTTCTGTAACATTAACTTCAGGAAGTGTAACATTACAAGACGATGGTTTAGGAAATATCATATCAGGATCAACAAATATAGGAAATGTAATTTACGAACATGGAGTAATAATATTAACCAGTGGATCATTTATAAATAATTTTATTACTACTCCTAATTTAACTTGTTCATTCCAAAGTACAGTCACAATATATGAATCTCAATATAAATGTACTATTAGACAAAATGAATTTAATTTTTCACAAAATCCAACTTTAGTTTCTGGAAGTTCAAATAGTGGAATAATATATGATTATGCAACTGGCTCTTATTTTGATCCATATGTTACAACAATAGGTTTATATAACAATAGTTATGAACTTATAGCTGTAGCTAAACTAGCACAACCTTTACCACTTTCATCAATTACTGACACAACAATATTAGTTAATTTAGATTTATAAATTTTTTATGGAAAAATGGTTTTACAATGACAAATGGATAGAATCCATCGAGGATTTCCCTCAAGACACTTATGGTTTTATTTACATTACAATACATGACCCTTCAGGTAAATCCTATTTAGGTAAAAAATCTTTATATCACAATGTAAAGAAAAAACTCACCAAAAAAGAACTAGCTGAACAAACTGGTAGAGGACGTAAATCAACTACCCAAACCATTCAAAAAGAATCCGATTGGAAAACCTATTATGGCTCAGCTAAACCTATACTTGAGTTAATAAAACAAGGAAAACAAAAAGATTTTACTCGTAAAATATTATGTTTAGTGCCAAATAAAAAACTCTTAACATATTATGAATGCAAGTATCTGTTCCAATTAGGTGTTTTAGAAAACTCAGATGAATGGATTAACGATAATATTTTAGGTAAATTTTATAGAAAAGACTTTGTTACCCAAGAATAAAGTTGTATCTTTTATTTATGGTAAATGAATTACTAGTTAATTTGGTAAATTCTGTTTTAGGAACAGGAAAACGTACCGCTCGCGGTAATCAAGCATACACATGCCCTTTTTGCCATCACCATAAACCAAAACTTGAAGTTAATTTTACAGAAAATAGTCAAGGAAATAACCCTTGGGCTTGTTGGGCATGTGGTAAAAAAGGAAAAACAATTAAAAGTTTATTTAAACAAGTTCAAGTTGATGCTTCCTATTTTCAAGAACTTGGAAAACTAGTAAAAAATGTTACTATAGATGATATAGGAGAAAATCCACAATATATATTAGAACTTCCAAAAGAATTTAAAACTTTTATCAACAATAAAGATTTTACTGCAAGGCATGCTCTAGCATATCTTAAAAAAAGAAACATATCTAAACAAGATATCTTAAAATATAACATTGGATACTGCAATTCAGGTCCATATAATAATATGATTGTTATTCCTTCATATGATAGCAATGGTAAATTAAATTATTTCACCGCTAGATCATTCGAAAAAGATGCTTTCACCAAATACCGTAACCCTGAAACGTCCCGCGATATAATACCGTTTGAATTGTTTATTAATTGGGATTTACCAATCATATTGTGTGAAGGTCCATTTGATGCAATGGCAATAAAAAGAAATGCTATTCCATTATTTGGAAAAAATATTCAATCTAATTTAATGAAAAAAATAGTTACCTCTAAGGTGCAAAAAATATACATTGCTCTAGATACAGATGCTTTGAAACAAGCCCTTGGCTTTTGTGAACAACTTTTAGACATTGGAAAGGAAGTTTACCTCGTAGAAATGCAAGGAAAAGATCCAAGTGAAATGGGATTTGAAAACTTTACTAAACTAGTACAAACAGTTTCTCCTTTAACTCAATACAAATTGATGGAGAAAAAACTTTTAACTATATGAAAAAAAGGAACATTAAAAAATCCTATGATCGAATTTTAGAAATTTCAGACGATGCACAACAAATAACATTACCTGATTCCCGATATTATAGACGAAATGGAAAATATTATCCATCTGTAACATATGTTTTAGGATATTACCCAAAAGGTAAATTTTTTGAAAATTGGCTTAAACAAGTTGGATTCGCCTCAGATTATATTGTTAAAAAAGCAGCTGAAGAAGGTACTCAAGTTCATGAATTGTGTGAAGCTTATTTGAATGGAGAAGAATTAAGATTTTTAGATGACAAAGATCGTCCACAACATAATCCAGATGTTTGGCAAATGTTTTTACGTTTTGTTGAATTTTGGGAAACCATTAAACCTACATTAATTGAAACAGAAGTCCATATATTCTCAGATGTATTAAAAGTAGCTGGTACGTGTGATTTGATTGTAGAAATTGAGGGTAAATTATGGTTATTAGATTTAAAAACATCAAACCAATTACAAACAACATATGAATTACAAACTGCAGTTTATGGTCAATGTTATGAAGAATGTTTTGGTAGAAAAATAGATCATTACGGTATTTTATGGTTAAAATCATCTAAACGTGGAGCCAAAAAAGACAAAATGCAAGGTAAAGGATGGGAAGTAGTTGAATCGACCCGCTCATTTGATGAAAATATTGATATTTTTAAAACAGTAAAACGTCTATTTGATCTAGAAAACCCAACCCACTCACCAATATTTACTGAATTTAGAACAGTAGCTAAACGAAACTTGTAATATGTATAAGTATGATAAGTCTAGTTCAATTACTTAAGGAGGTTCAAGGACAACCTAAAGCTATTTTTATGGCTGGACCTGCTGGATCTGGTAAAACAACTATACTTAATCAATTAGGTCTTCAAGGCTTTAAAGTAATAAACGTAGATGATGTTTACGAAGAGTTATTAAAAACTGAATTAGGTAAAGAAGATTTTGCTTCAATGTCCCCTGAAGAACTTTCCACTGCAGCTAAATTAATGGGTAAAGCTAGAGTAGTAACCAGAGAAAAAGAAACTCAAGCTTTATCTAATTTAGAAAATATTATAATTGATGGTACAGGTGCTGCTTCAAATCCATTACTTAAGAAAAAAGGAGATTTAGAGGCAATGGGATACGATACATTTATGATATTACTTTATGTATCACCTATGACTTCTTTAACTCGTAATGCTGAACGTGGTAGAAGTTTACCTACAAGTGCAGTATTAAAAAGCTGGGAGGGTGTAGTAAAAAATATCGATTTATACAGACAATCATTTGGAAATAATATTGTTGTTTTAAATAACGATCCGGAAAATGCTGATCCTGCATTTGATGTTCAATCGATAATTAATCAATTTCCTCAACCTAAAGGAAAAGAAAAATCACCGGAGGAAATGGCAAAAGCTAAAGCAGATAAAGAAAAAACAAATCAAGAAATAAAATCACTTCTAAATATAGAACGTGAATTTGATACATTAGATGTAGCAAAAAATAAAGTAAATGAATTCGTTAGTTAAATCACTTATACAACCTTTACTAGAGGAAACTAAACAAGGTGTTGCTTTAATCCCTGGTGGTTTTAAACCACCTACATTAGGTCATTTTTATTTAGTTGATGAGGTTGCAAAACGTCCCGAAATGTCAAAAGTTATTGTTTTGATAGGACACAAAGACAGGGATGGAATTACAAAAGAAGAAAGTGAACAAATATGGAATATTTACAAAAAATATTTACCATCTAATGTTGAAATTCAAATTTCACAAAATCCTTCCCCTATAACAGATGTAAGTTCAATTATTAAGAATGATCCAACAAGCTTTTATTTTCCTGTAGTAGGAATTAGAGGAGAGGAAGATATGGGTGATTTAAAAAGATTTGATAGTTTAAAAGGAAAATACGATAACTTTGAACCTATTGTAATTAAAAGTGAAGGAGAAGGAGATCGCGTAAGTGGTACAAATGCTAGATTAGCAGTTTTAAACAGTGAGTATGAATCGTTCCAACGTTATTTACCTACTGAAATATCAAATGAAGATAGAGATAAAATTTGGTCTATCCTTACTAAAACCCCTATCCAGGAAGTAATGTATGCTGAACCAAGCAAATTTAGTTATCCTACAATGTTATCATCTTTAATTCAATATATGTTAAGTAAGGGGATGAATATTCGTCCTTTACCTAAAGTTAAATTTATAGAGGATGATGTAGAAAATGCTAGGGATTTCTTTGGTAAAACAGCATACTACAATCCAAATGAAAAATCAATTGTGCTTTATACAATGGATCGTCATCCAAAAGATGTTATGCGTTCATTTGCGCATGAAATGATCCATCACGAACAAAATTGTAATGGTAAATTAGGTAATATTACAACTCAAAATACAAACGAGGAAGGTGATTTACCTGAAATTGAACGTGAAGCATATGAAAAAGGTAATATGATGTTTAGAAATTGGACAGATACTATTACTGAAGGTGTTTTAAAAGAAGAAACAGAAAATGACTTAATATCGTATCCTAGCAGTTTTAAACCTGGGGTAAATATTACTGTTATATTTAAGGAAAATGAAAATTATGGAACTTTAAAACCATATTTTGATGAATATGGATATGGTTTTTATTACCCACAAGATAAAACAATTTTTATTGATGGTGAAACTTTTGTTGATTCTGGTTTAAATAAAGATGATTTTAAAATTGTTGAAGCCCATGAAATAACCCATTTACTTTTAGGACATACCGGCCCATATTCAAAAGATGATGAAATGGATGCTGATTTAGGTGCTTATATTTTATTAAAAAATAAGGGTTTACCTACAGATAGATTAGAAAAACAATTTAAATTTCGACATGGAGTTGATTTTAGTGAAGAATTACTTGAAAGAGTAAAAGACATGTTGTAAATTTATTTAAATTTTAAGATGAAAAAAACACCTACTTTACTTGATTTATACGAAGCAATTAAACCAAAATATCTTATATTTTGTGATATGGATGGTGTATTAGTTGACTTTGATAAAGGTTATAAAGATTTAACAGGTGTTGCTACTCATCATGTCGATTCACAGGGCAGAGATGAATTTTGGAATCTATTTAATACTAGTTTAAAAGAAAAAGGAATATCCGAATATGAATATTGGGCTAATTTAGATTGGCAACCTGGAGGAAAAGAACTATGGAATTATATTTCTCCATATAAACCCTATATTTTAACAGCCCCTACATACAACCCAGAATCTAGAGAAGGAAAACGTGATTGGGTTCAACGTTTAAGTGGAATGAAAAATATTTATTTTAGACCTGCTAAATCTAAATCTGATTTTTCAGGTAAAAATAGAATACTTATAGATGATAGAGCAGATACTATTGATAGATGGAATGCCGCTGGAGGTATAGGAATTTTACATACCTCTGATTCTACTACAATAGAACAACTAAAACAATTAGGACTCTAATGAAAGATAACGTTTTAAAGAAACAATTTCAAAAACGAGATGTAGAACGTCTCCGTAATCTTGTTAAAGGTAAACACGGTGACAGAACTACAGTTGGAATTGGTTATAATGGTGAAACACAAGAAGAACACAAAGAAGGTGACGTTTGGGAACAAGGTGGAAAAACTTGGACTATTCGAGATGGAATTAAAGAAAACGTTACTAAATTAGATAAATTTAAAAAAGCAGCAGTTCCTTTATTTTGCCCTGAATGTAAACAAGTAATGGATAAACAATTAGATCCATTTTACTTTAAATCATATGGGCAATGTTTAGATTGTAGATCTAAATTTGAAACCCGCCTTAAAATAGAAGGTAAATGGGAAGATTATGTTAATTCTACATTTAATGCTGAAATTGATAAACAAATAGAAGAATATAAAAGTTATTTTGAATCCATCCTTTCAGAAGGAAATCAAAACTATGTTTCCGAAAATGGTGAAATTCAAAAATGGGTTGGTGGAATAGATAAAGAGCGTGCTCAAAACGCTTTAGACGAGATGGTTAAACACTTAAATTCTTTAAAAAAATAATGGAAAATTTTGCAATGTTAACAACTATACTAGTAGCATTAATTACTGCTGTTGTAGGACCTATTATAGTTAATTGGGTTAAGTTAAAAATGGAGAAAAAACAGAAAGGCACTCCTATGGCAGAAGCATTAGAGGCAAGTGCTTTAATTGACCATCAATTAGAAGACATAATGCAAGAATTAAATTGCGATAGAGTATGGATAGCTCAATTTCATAATGGAGGCCACTTTTACCCAACAGGAAAATCTATCCAGAAATTTTCTATGTTCTATGAAAAATATAACCCAGTTCTCCCCCCATTACAAACTACATTCCAAAACATCCCAGTGTCTTTATTTGGTAAAGCTTTATCTCAAGTTCATCAACATGGAGAACTTGAAATTTTAAATGTAGAAATAGAAGAAAATACATTTGGAGTTGATGTATTAACATCTCAATTTAAAACAAAATCTTTATGTATGGTTGGCCTATATGATTTAAATAATCATTTAATAGGTGTAATGGGAATTTCATTTATAGATGAACATAATATTGTAACTCCCGAATGGATTTTTATCAGACAGAAAGTAGGAGTGATAGGAACATTACTTTCCGAATATTTATACCCAAATAACAAATAAAATGGCAGATAATTTTGATTTAAGAAAATTCTTAAAAGAAAGTAGAGCTTTAGAGAATTTAAATCCAATACTAAGAAAAGAAAAATTAGATGAAGGTGATCTTCGTTCTAAAATTAAAGAAATGATCATAGCTGAACTTGGAAATCCTGATGATGATTATGAAGGATCTTCTGAGGAAGATTTATATGGTGATTATAATGATGAAGAAAAAGGATATTTTCCATCTATGCAAGGTTTAGAAGATGAACCTATGGATTATGATCTTGATCCAAGACTAATGGAAGCAGATCCTGGAGAAGAAGAAGCAGAAGCAATGGATGCTGCTGCTGAAGGTGGATTTTTAGAGGAAGCTAAAAAAGATGAAGAAGAAGTTGAAGTAGAAGATACTGAAACAGAAGAAGTACCTGCTGAAGAAGCACCTGAAGGTGAAGAAGCACCCGCTGAAGAAGCACCTGCCGCTGGTGGAGGTGGTTTAGAAGATATAGCTGCTGATATGGAAGGAACAGAAGGTGATCTTATGGATCATTTAATGTCTGCTTTAAAAGTAGCTAAAGGTATGAACAATGAAAAACTTACTACTCAAATAGGAAACACACTTAAATTTTTCGTTAGCGAATATATTGGTGGAGAAGAACAGTAAACAATTAAATCTATATAAAAATAAAATCTATGAACACAACAGAAATTTTAGAAGCAATTAAAGCTGAAGTAGCTATTTTAGAAACAGAACATGCTAAAACTTCAAAAGCAGCTCGTGGTAGAGCTAGAAGTGCAGCTAATTCAATTAAAAAATTAGCAGCTGATTTTAAAAAGACTTCAACTACAGAAGACAAAGCATAAAATGCAAAAACAAAGAACCAAAGATGAAATTAACAAAACATCCAACGGAACTCCCGTTGGATCTTTTGGTTCTTTAAATGAAGGATTTATTCCAACTGCTGAACAATCTAAAGAGATAATAGACAATTTTAAATCAATTATCAATACTCGTTTAGATAAATTATATGATACTAAAGGAGCTGATGGTGAATTATATGCTTATGGAATTGCTGTTAATCAAGTAAAGAAAAAAGCAGAACAACCTGAAGAAGCCCCTGCTGCTAAAGAAACACCCGCTGAAGAAGCACCAACTGAAGAACCAATGGACAAAGAAACTAAATTAAAAGAAATGATTCAAGCGGCTTTATCTAAGCCATTGTCTGAAAAGAAAAAATCATTCCCTGATTTAACAGGTGATGGTAAAGTAACCCAAGCTGATATTTTAAAAGGTAGAGGTGTGATTGATGAATATGAAACCTCAGAAGAATTAATTGCAGATGAACCAATTTCAGAAGATTTAGATCTAGGTCATCAAGATGATGAACCACATATGCTTAAAGCAGATTTATATCGTATTGGAAAATACGCTATGGAACTTTATAAAATGATTGATCAGTTTGAAGGTGAACAAGAAGTTGATTTTCCACATTGGTGGCAATCCAAAATTATTAAAGCTAAAGATATGCTTATTTCAGCAAAACATTATCTTGATTTTGAAATAAAAGAACCACAAATTGATTCAATAGTTGATGTTGCTGCTCAAGAAGATGTAATTGATGAAAAATTAAAACCTTCTATGGGTGCTGGTGCATATGTTGATGATTTTAGAAAATCTGATGCACCTCAATTTAAAGGCAAATCAAAAAAGAAAAAAAATAAAATGGCTGAATCATCTTATTTATCTGCTAAAGATAAAATTAAAGAAGCTATCTTAGCTAAACTTAAAGATAAAAAATAATGACTCGCGATCAACTTAAAAACAGAATCAGAGGTTTAGTTAAACAGGTTTACTCTGTAAATCAAGTAACACCTGAAGAGGCTGCTCAATATGATGAGCTAACTAAATTCCCTGAACTTAAAAAAGTTATAGTTGATTTATTGACAAACGAATACGATAATTTTCTAGATTCAATTGATTGGGTATCTCCACGTCCTACTACATTTAGAATTAATTTAAAAAACGGACAAGAGTTTTATTTAATTTATGGTAAACGTAGTTGGATAGCTCAAGTAGAAGGTAAAAAATATTATTTACTTAATTTACCTGAAGAAGAAAGAGCAGCACAAGCTATTGCTCGTATATTAAGATACGGAACAAAAGAGGAAGAAACAGAAACTGGAGGAGCGGCTGAAACAGCATTAGGAGGTGAAACCCCACCAGCAGCAGAAGAAACTCCAGGAGCAGCGGAAACCCCAGCAGAAGAAATCCCAGCAGAAGCATAATTTTATAAAATATGGAATTAAATACTTATGGTGATTTAAAAAAAGTAATTAAAGCTATTTCTCTTAAACAAAAAGGTGAAAAGATAGGAGATGTAGCCTTGGGAACTATTGTAGGATTCATCCCAGGGGCAGATGCTGCAAAATCTACATTTGATTTTATTAAAGCTGCTTTTAAAAAACCTGATACTAAAAAAACCAAAACTTGGTTGGATAAATTGGATATTGATGATGAAATGTCTGCTATAGTAGACGATACTGTAGAAAATGGATTTTTGCAAACATTATCTAAAACTATAGAATCTGAATCTGATACTAAACCTTTAGAAGATGATTTTAACATGAATGCTAAAATGGTTACTTATCTTAAAACCAAATATTCCGGAAGAACCATTTCAGGTATACAAGAAAATAAAAATAAAATAAAAATGAAAAAGAATCAATTTAAAAAACTAATCAAGGAAGAAATTAAAAATATATTTGAAGAAGAAACCCAAAAAGCTGAAGTAACTAAAATCCAATCTTTTCTTGAAGGCCCAGGAAAATCAGCATTATCTCAAATAAATAATCCTATAGAACTTAAAAATATTCTTACCTTAATATGGAATGGAATGAATGAAAGTTTTAGATCAAACAATGCTATTGCTCAATCATTGAAAAAAACAATAGACGTAAAAATAAAAGGGTAATGGATATTTTAGAACAATTTTTACATAGTATAGCTTATAAGTTTCCTAAAGGATATCCTGACTTAAAAAATAAGCAGGATATGTTATTAATAGAACGTGAATTGTTTAAACATAACATTGACTTAAGAGAGGGAACTAAAGCAGCTAATACGCGTAAAGCAATTGATTCTATAGTTAATTCAAAAGAAGGTAAAGAAGCTGGTTTGTCTAAAATGAAAGATACCTATAGAGTAGGTAATATCAATAAAATAGATAAAGATAAATTTCTTGAAATTTTAAATAGTGTATTTAATTCACCTAAAATAAAAGTATACGCTCCAAAAGAAGGACCTAACGATAGTTCAAAATATAACATGTTTGAATTTGATTTAGAAGGTGAAGGTCAAGTTCAAATTACCTTAGCAGGTGGAGCAAATGAAGGTGAAAAATATGAACAAGGTTTACTTGGAAAATTAAAAGCAGCAGCTGGTACACCTTTAGATTCAATAGAGGATCCTGAAGTAAAACAAATATTTTCTACCCTAGGAATTGATCCATCTACTTTAACCCCAGAAAAAATTGAATTTGCTGGTGCATCTGACACTTCAAGGCAACTTTCATTTGATGGACCTAAAGAAATAGGTTCAACTATTGCAGATATAGTAATTACAGCAGATAAGCCATATTATTTATCAATTAAAAATGTAGGTGGTTCCGCAATTTACAATGGTGGAAATATACCATTTATAACATTTGATAAAGAAGGTAAAGTAATATTTGATCAATCCAAATATGGAGATAATCCACTATTTGCAGATATATTTAATATTTTGGGAATAGATTCTCAACGAATAGCAGATGGGTTAAACAATTATATTAACCAAACAGGTACACCAAATAATTGGGAATCTACTAAAATAGATGATTTAACTCAAGTAAAAAACTTACTTGCCTCCTCTTTTGGATATGGTTACTGGTATGTTAGAGAAAAACCCGGAGGAAAATTATTCATTTACCCCGTAGCAACCCCAGAGGATGCTTATAAAATGGTAGGAGAATTAAGACCAGATTCCGTTAAAATAAAATATCCTGGTCCTTCAACAAAAGTTTTAGAGGTACGAATTGAAACAGATAGTGAAGTACTAGAAGGAGGAAAAAATGTTCCTTTAGTATATCAAATTGTAGCTAGAAATGCTGCTGGTAAGGTATTACCTTTAAGAATGAACATTAGAACAAATAAATAATATTTATAAGTATGGAACGCTTAAGACAACTTATAAAAGAAGTACTATCTACACCACCTAAAAAAGATTCTTGTAATTGTGGATGTCACGATTGTGATAATGTAGGTAATACTGGTGTAGTACTAAACGAAAGTTTAGTTAAAAAAGATATATTATCGGAAAATCTGCGTTATCACGTGGATAAACAACTACCACTTACCGAAAACACGTTCCGATATGGTTCGCAATCGTTTCTTAATTTATGGTCGGAAGCTCGTTATTTATATTTACGTGAAATTATTCATGTAAATGATGATGATAAAGAAATTTTACTTGAAACTAATTTAGGTGAATATGGAATGTATGAAGGTAAAAAAGTACCTTTAGACTTACCTATGTTAGAGGAAGACGAACTTGAAGAAGCAGAAGATAAAAAAACTCCACCAATTGGAAAACCAAAACGTGGTGGATCTAAAAAATTCTACGTTTACGTAAGAGATAAAGGTAAAGTAAAAAAAGTATCTTTTGGTCAAGTAGGAATGTCTGCTAAAATAAATGACCCTAAAGCACGTAGAGCATTTGCTGCACGTCATGATTGTAAAAATAAAACCGATAGAACTAAACCTTCATATTGGTCATGTAGGCTTCCTCGTTACGCATCTCTTTTGGGTCTAAAAAGTTCTTTTAGCGGTTTTTGGTGATGGATAGATTAGACAGAATAATACAAGAAGTCCTACAAGAGGAAAAAAACAAACGCGACAGATGTTTACGCATTGCTGATCGTAAATTTGATAAACCTTCCGCTTATAAATCAGGTGCTGTAGTTAGATGTCGTAAAGGAGATATTTGGAAAGGTATTAAAGAAACAGATGACCCACAATCAGGTAAAGCTGCTCCTTATGGATCAGGATTTTCTAAAGTTACAGAAGAATTAATTTTTGAAAAAGTTAAAGAAACATTACGCACTTGGTTTTCACGTAAAGGTGAACCTGGTAAAAAAGGTGGATGGGTAGATTGTAATACTTGCCGTGAAGTAGACGGTAAAACAAAATGTAAAGCATGTGGTAGGGAAAAAGGAGAAACACGTTCAAAATATCCTTCATGTCGCCCTACACCTGCTCAATGTAAAACACCTGGAAAAGGTAAAAAATGGGGTAAAACAAAATAATATGGACACATTTGATTTAAGAAAATATCTAGCTGAAGGTAAATTATATGAAGCAGCAATGGCTTGTCCTTTACCTACCCAAGATCTAGAATTAAACACTAGAAATAGAGATTCAGCTATTAAAGCAGATTATATCAAATATGGTCCTTTAAACGTAGATGAACCTGGTGATTATTGGGATG